TATGTGGCCCGAGGTCACCTGGGCAGTTGATGAGTTTATTCGGTCATCGGACTGGAATATTAGTCTAATAGGAAACCATCAGATTTTTATAGCAAAAAATCATCAGGTGTTACTTGCTCCAACAGTTGACTTGCCATTGGCCATGAGCAATAATTCAATTCATTTGACCTATGGAGAATTTCCAGCCGATGTCGCACAATTTATACAAGCCGGAATTATGAAATATTCATGGCATGAAATACAAACCTTGCCCCCAGCAGACATACCTTGACTGTGGTGTTATCTTGAAGAACATACAATTACAACAATGACTTTTTGCTATGCCCCATGGAGTAACATTGACATTGACAGCCAGGGTGAAATAACACCCTGTTGCAAGTTCAATAATTCAGCGTATCCTGACCACGCCAATAATATTAAAACGCATGCTCTAGTAGATTATCGACACAGCAACACATTGGCACAGGTGAAAAAGGATTTCCTTGAAGGTAAATGGCCCCAGGGTTGTGATCGTTGCCGTATCGAAGAAGAAAACAACATAAAAAGCAAACGTCAGCTAGATCATGAACGCTGGCAACAGCACTACAATGACTATGATCTAGAGCAGGCAAAAATTTTAACTGCCAGTATAGCATTTGGAAATACTTGCAATCTAACTTGTATTACTTGCGGGCCCATGGCATCAAGTCGCTGGCAGGCTGAATACAAAAAAATCTACAACATTGATGTGCCCCCAAACCATTTTTACAAGCAAGGCTTTGTCAACGACTTTCTTACAAATGCTCCGGGACTGGTGCACATTGACATACCAGGCGGGGAGCCATTTTTGAGTGGAGTGCCTTTACAGCATGAAATTCTACAGAAATACATCGACAGCGGCCAATCACGTACTGTAAGTCTGCACTACACCACTAACGCTACTATGTTCCCAGGCCCAGACTGGTGGCGTCTTTGGTCACATTTTCGAGAAATTGATTTACAACTAAGCATTGATGGCGTTGGTGATCAATACGAGTACATAAGATTTCCGGCAGTGTGGCAGAGCACTGTGGAAAACGTCAAACAGTATGTGGAACATGCACGGCGCATTGACAATATTAAACTCAGTGTGTCAAAGACAGTGAGTGCATTTAACATAGCCTACTTGCCAGAGTTTTTCAAATGGTGCAATGATATAGGATTGCCAAAACCTTGGCTGGGACGAGTGCACTTGCCCCAGCATTTTAGAGCATCAGTATGGTCCGGCGAAGCCAAACAGTATATAATATCAAAGCTGTCCAAGAGCCCGTATCTTGACACACGCACCTGGGCCAGGATGTTGGCCAATGTTGACGACAGTGAACACTTTGCTGAGTTTGTACAACGAACACAACAACACGACCAATACCGGAATACAAGCTTTACTGACACCTTTCCAGAAATGGCCAAATATTTTTCTTGACTTTGTTTAAAAAGTCCTGTACAATTAACAAATATGAAAACAGCGACTATTACTATAAAAGACGAAGTCAACATCAAAATAGAAGGACTTGATCTTGAAGCCCGTAAAAAACTTGTGGCCAAGTTCAAATACGATATCCCCTATGCCAGGTACTTGCCGGCAGTTCGTCTAGGTCGTTGGGATGGAAAAGTTGCCTACTTTCAACTGGGGGGCAGCACTTATGTAAATTTATTGCCCGAGATTATCCCCATGCTTGAGCAAATGAACTATGACATTGAGCTGGATGATCAACGCGAGTATTCTACTACCTTTGAGTTTTCTCTAGCTTCAGAAGATACTTTTGCCGACAAAGCCTGGCCCAAGGGACACCCGCAACAAGGACAGCCCATCAAATTGCGTGACTATCAAGTTGACATTATCAACAGCTTCCTGCAAAATCCGCAGTGCATACAAGAAGTGGCCACGGGTGCAGGTAAAACAATTATGACCGCGGCCCTGAGTTGGCACGTGGGACATCATGGACGCAGTATTGTCATTGTTCCCAATAAAAGCCTGGTCACCCAAACAGAAAAAGACTATGTCAATTTGGGTCTTGACGTTGGGGTCTATTATGGCGATCGCAAAGAGTGGGGACGGCAACATACTATATGTACTTGGCAGAGTCTCAATGTGTTGTTAAAAAATACCAAAGCTGGTGTTGGTGATTGCACCATACAAGAGTTTATTGAAGGCGTGGTGTGCGTCATGGTTGACGAAGTGCACATGGCCAAAGCAGATGCACTAAAAACTTTGTTGACCGGAGTCATGAGTCAGATTCCCATACGTTGGGGATTGACTGGAACCATACCCAAAGAAAAGTTTGAAAGCCAAAGCTTGTTGGTGAGTCTGGGTCCGGTCATTGGCAAGCTCACTGCCAATGAACTGCAACAGCAGGGAGTGCTGGCGCAGTGTCATGTTAACGTAGTGCAATTGATGGATCACGTTGAGTTTAGCAATTACCAAAGTGAATTAAAATACTTGTTGGAAGAAACTGGCAGACTAGATACAATTGCTAGTTTGATTCGGCAAGTCAATGAAACAGGCAACACATTGGTGCTGGTAGATCGAGTAGCGGCTGGACAAGCCTTAGTTGAACGCTTGGGCGAACGTGCTGTGTTTGTGAGTGGTGCAACCAAAGCCAAAGATAGGCAGGATGAATATGATGAAGTGGCAGAATCTAGTGACAAGATTATTGTGGCGACTTACGGTGTGGCCGCTGTGGGTATTAATATCCCCCGTATTTTTAATTTGGTTCTTCTTGAGCCCGGAAAAAGCTTTGTCCGCGTTATACAAAGCATTGGGCGAGGCATTAGAAAAGCAGAAGACAAAGACCACGTACAAATCTGGGATGTCACGTCAACCTGCAAGTTTGCCAAACGACATCTCACTAAACGTAAAGCTTATTACAAAGAAGCAAACTATCCTTTCACGCAAGAAAAACTGGAATGGATGAAAATCAAATAATTAGATCAGCACCTGGCGGCTGTGGCAGTTTAATAGATTGTATTTTGCACAGCAACAATGATGAACGTTTTGACGTTGCAGTAGCATGTTACCGACAACAACAGTTGCCATCTTCATCATTGCTTCAAAACAGCTATGGCCGGAACGGTGTTGCTGTGATCTGGGACAACATTGTTGATGCTAGTTTTTGCTATTTCATAGAAAATCCCAATTTAACACAAATCAACCGACCACCAACACAAATGGAAGTCAGTGAAATGGTACATAAAATATCAAGCCTTGAAGCAATGCTCAAAGGCAATCCATGCTGTTGGTCATTGACACAACTACTGCAAGACGTACACAAGTTACATGATCACTGCCGGCAGATAAACCCAGAGATCACCTTAGAACGAACTCGCACACTATTCTCATTATGGCGTGATACCACTTGTGGTTTTTACGAACGCAATGCTGAATATGTGCTTGATTACTTTAATCAATTGCCGTGGCAGGTGGTTGACTACAGCCCTGATACCATATATAATATACTTTATGCAAATACTAACCCTTGATGACAATCAGTCCTATGATCTAAACACGTTGCCCGACGAAGTGGATGACATGCGATTCGCCATACTTGATAATTCAGATCCCAGCAATCCTGATTATCATTACATACCTTTGATATACCTAGAAACTTTTACAGCACCTGCTTTGGTGCTTAAAATTGGCAATGATATAATCCGCATGCCCATGGACTGGCAAGTGCTGATAGGTGAGCCTGATCTAGGCGACTTAGAAGTATTGCCACTCACAAGTATAAATGATCGTGGCTTTAAAGTGTTCCAGTTCAATCCATTGAGTAGCTTTCGTCCCAGTTTTCCAAGCATAGAAATTCTAGATGTTTATCACGAAGTGACCTGGTATGCACCCAAGCTTAAAAACGGACAAATGTTGGCAGTGCCTTTGAACAATGATCCTAGTCCGGACTGTGTTTATTTTGTCAAGGACATTAGTAGGAATTGCGAGATAGTTAACTACAGTTTAGCATGGTAATCATATGAAACAATATCAAACCGACCCCGACAACCCAGTTGTTGCCCCAATAATCAAACCCAAAGTAGATGAGTCTCCCAGCCAGATTCGAGAGCTAGAGGCCAAGCTTGCTGAGCAAGATAATAAAATAAATCGCATGCACCGAGATATTGTGCGTCTCAGAGAAGTCATCAACCAATTGGCAGCAAAAATCAAATGAGCGATCGGCTAAACATACGCTATGAGATGGCCCGGCTTGATGGCAAAGACCGTGATTTTTACAGCAGTCTCACTGATGAAGAACGCAAAAAGTTTAGCCCCTATCTCATGATTCGCTGGAGTAGCACAGTGCAGGGCACACAGGAACTGCAAGAATACTATGTGCAAAGTTGCAATCACTATCTCAACAAACACTTTTTTACAGTAAACCGGCACCCGCAATTGCAG